CAGGAACTAATACAAACAATGAAGGTTTCTACGAATATTGTTACAAGCTTAATATAGATAACTGTTAGAGTCCTACACGAGTAAGTGCTTCACGTACTTCTCTTCTGGACTCGTCATTTAATTTCTCCTTGAATAATTCTGGACAGTCATGAAACCAAAGATCAACAACAATACAATTACACCATTCTAACATTTGTTTTTGTACGGTGTCTCTTGCTGACTTTAATATACCTGTATGATCTCCACCTTGTACTCTAACACATACTGGATTAAAACCTGAGAACAGTACAATATCTACAGTTTCTTTTTGCTGTCTTTCGGAAAGATCATCTATGAACTCATAGTTCATTAGATGTTTAAACTGTATCTGTGTGCTGTACTCTACGTCCCTTCCGTATATTTCCTTTAATACTTCTAGAGCAGTTTTTTCGCCTTTTCCTATTATGACTGTCATACTCTTTTGTTAACACCTCCCATTTTTTACCAGAACCTTTCACATTTATTACCAACACTATTAAATTCTTCTTACTCTTTAAAAACTCTTTGATTGGGTCTGCTTTAGCCCAAGAGTTTGTTTTTATTTGGATAAGAATGATTCTACCAACATCGTCAAAACAAATACCATCGAATAGATTCCAAAGATCAAGTGCTCTATACCATTCTCCTGTAGTATAAATTAAGTCAAGTCTTCTACCATGGGCTTTCAACCAAATATCATCATAACCATTTTTCAACAACCATAAAACTGCCTTTCGATTACTGGAACGCATTCTCTGACGGGTGTGCAACGTTTAAATACCCCTTATAGAAAATACGTGGCATCAATGCAGGAAAACGACTCGTTAAACCTTGCCACACTTTTAGAAGGTTGTAGTTCTTTATAGTAATGGTCTAGCCACATATTAATGTTATGTTTAAACTAGTATATAAATGTTCTAAGCCACTTCCCATTCATAGTTGCACAAAGTACATAAATAATAATCACCAAACCACTTTCTTTTCTTTAACTCAGTCTTTTCTTTTAGACAGTTTGGGCATTTAACCATGACATTTACACTTACAATCCATCATTTCTGCGATTACTTCATCAGTACAATGACCACACTGAAAACAGCAATATCCCCTAGTCATCGTGGCATAGACAATCACAATCGGTATCTCTGAATGAAACTTCATCATAATGACCACATGCCAAACAATAAGTTCCGTGAGCTTCCGTAGGTTGATCTCCCTTCATCAATCGACTTTGTTTTCAATCCCTTTTATAGTTAACGTAAATTCTGCGTCAGCTTGTGGGTGTTCTGGACTATCTACCATTCTTGCTATGCGTTTTTTACCTGATTTCTTGAAATATATCCTATATGTTGCTGCATGTCCAACTACATTACCTCCTATTGGTTTTACTGGGTCACCAAACATCACTGAAGGATCTGTCTGTACTTGGTTTGTATATACAACTGTTGTCTTAAAGTAGTATGATATATTTTTCAAATGAGTCATCAGTCTTGCTATCTGATTTTGTCTGTCAGCTAAAGTTCCTCTGCCCAAATATTCCTCTCTGAACTGTCCTATAGAACCGTCTATTACCACAAGTCTTGGTCTCTTTGCGTCCATTGTTTTTGATAAGGCGTTAATCGTTCCCATCAACGCTTCTGTTTGTGGAGCATAGAAATATGTTATTCTATTCAATGCCTCTTCCATACTTTCTTTGTCAGTGACATACTCTCTCGCCTTCATTATTTCTAGTATTCTATTTGGTCGGAAAGTATCTTCACAATCAATCCACACTACATTCTCGCCTTCTGATAAAGCCTGAGATGCTAATGTAAAACAGAATTGTGTCTTACCCGATCCAAATTCTCCATAGACTTCATATGTACATTCTGGCTTGACACCACCTGTCATAAGATCATCTACAGCACTACACTTGGTCTGTAAGGTAGGGGCATTTGACTGATATTCCATCAAGTCTACTACTCCCATATCACTTTTTCTTATTAAATCATTATCTTCAAGTATCTTTTGTGCATTGAATACCCATTGGTCTGCTTTGGATTTTGTAACACCAGTGATTTCAGAAATTTCTCTACCACCCCTTACACATATGTCGTGCAAAGATGATACACCAAAGTCCTCTAATTTTTTTGCTGTTACAGCACCGACACCTTCTAGTTGATTAATTTTCAAGTCTAGTATTGATTTTATTTCAGGTGACTCTAATTCAGTTTCTGGCATACTGTCTGTAGTGCCTTCTACTATATTAGTGTTCTCACTTTGTTTTTTTGTACGTCCCATCTGCCATCAGCTTTATTGTGTTTGTGTTTTCCCATCTGTGAAATAGTTTAGTAGCATCAAGATTGGTTACACCTTTCTCTTCTAATTTCTTCATGAACTCGGTTATGTCAACTTTACCTTCAGAGTCTGCACATTCTTGCCATATCTGGTGATATGTTTGTTCCTTTGACATTCTGCCTGTAGTGAATAGTTTTGACTGTGTGCCTCCTGCCTTTAAGTCTATATCAAAATTCATATACATTGAGATTAAGAGTTCTTTTATCACAACTACATCGTTAATATCTACTATTGGTTTAAACTTTAGTTTTGCATGTGCCATTGAAAGTCTTATTAAAGCCTCAAGCTGTCTTATACCAACTGTGAACTGGGTGTTTGATGCCTGTCTTAGTTTCTGATATATTGCTATTATTTCATCTCTCACGTTTTTATCCAATGTTGGTTGTTCTTTCTTTGCCAAGTTAACAAATGCAGTTAATTCTGCCTCTGTAAATCTACATGTCTTATCCACATCTGTGTTTGTGAAACTATCTAATATGTGATCAGCCTTTTGTTTGTCTTCTATCTGACTTACCTTATCTTTGATTAACCATATCAAGTCGAATCTTGAAAGTAAAGGACTTGGTATGTTAATGTTATCCATTAAAGATAATGTGTCATCATAGTTACCAAATTTTGGATTGGCTGCTGCGAGAATAGATGTCTTTGCCTCAAGTGTTAAATTTACACCAGCTTTTGCTATACTTACAGTCTGTTGCTCCATCGCTTCGTGCATTGCAGTTCTGTCATCTTTGTTCATCTTATCAAATTCGTCAATGTATGCATAGCCATTATTACATAGAGGTAATACACCTGCCTGTGCTATCATTGTTCCATCGGAAAGTTTGACCATTCCCACTGTCAATCCAGCACTTGTAGTGCCTTTACCAGAAGTGTAAATACTTTTCTGTGTTACAGAATTACCATACTTTAGTATCTCAGATTTTGCCATTGAAGGGTCTCCCACTAGTAGAACATTTATGTCAGACCTCTTTTTTGAGTCAACACCCCCTACTAATTGGAGTATGCATGACAGTTTAACTTCCTCCATACCGTAAATATGTGGTGCGTAGCTGTCAATTAACTTCTTTATGAAGGTTTCTTGTGTAGCTTCTGCCCTAATTTCTCTCTCTTCTGATGCTGTTGGAAGAATTTCATCTACATCTTCAGTATCTGTAAGTGATATTACATCAATAAATACATCGTTTTCATCTTTCTTTTGATTATCAATATCAGACCTAAATATACCAAGTACCTTTTTTCTTTGACCAACATATGAAGAGCCTACCTGCTTACCAACTACTTTTGAGGTGAGTATTATAGGTGAGTTCTTTACTGCATCTTCTAATGGTTGTTGCAGTAAAACTGTTTGTATATCCTCTGTCTCTAGGTTGTTTTTTTGGATTTCCATCTTTGCTCCTCTACATGAAGATTTGAAACATGTTAATGTGTGAAGTTTTCTATCTAATCCTGCATGTATTCTCTCTGTTGAGAAACAATTTGGGCACACTGCATCTCCAGATACAACAAATGTTTTTGGAGGTTGTGCACCTACTACAATAGATGTAAATGATATTGTATGACCTTCAACTCCTGCGTTTATATCATTCATCTGTATCTCTTCATCTGAAACCAGTTTGATTTCAAGTCGTTTGAACAATTCGTTAACACGAATACCTGTGAGTCTCTGAGATTTCACATCTATGAATGCCTTTTTAGCATGTTCTTTGAAATGTGCTTCGTCCTCTAGGAATAAATCTCCAAATGGCTCTTTTGATACATCTATGGTTAGAGTGTCATTTGGTCTTAATGAGTCTATTATAGTAGTCCATTTTACCGATGAAAACTCTTCAGTTATTTTATCAACTAGTGCTGAATCTGTCATCATATCCTTTTTTCACCCTCTTTTTGAATCAAATTACCTAACTGTACATGTCGTTCTTGTAGTTTCATAAAGTCTTCTGGTGATAACTCTCTTACTTTTGTAGTCCAATTTTTGATTGGTGCATAGAACATAGGCATTGAATTTTTATTGGTATTGTCTATAAAATCTACCATCTTTGTGTTTAAGCCATGATTATGAACATAATCTTCTGCTACAACTGCTAGGAATAAACTCATACTAAGATGATTTGGTCTCATTTTATCCAAGTCTTCAAAAATTCTTCTTGCATGTTGACCTACAGATATTGTAACGGTTGTTGAATTAAATTTCATGTTATACAGTACTGATACTGATATAAAAGCCTTACTCTGGGGTAAGCTATTCTTAACTAACTCTTAGCTAACTAACTTAATTAACCTAACTTAATTAA